ATGGCTATCCAATATGCAGTGATCGCAGGCGGCTGTTTCTGGTGTACAGAAGCGGTCTTTAAAGATGTGATCGGCGTTGAGTCAGTGGAAAGTGGTTATACCGGCGGTGCGCGCCCTAATCCCACCTATGAGCAGGTGTGCAGCGGCGCAACCGGTCATGCCGAAGCCATTCGTATTGGTTTTGATCCTGAAAAGATCAGCTATGGCGATTTGCTGGACATCAGCTTTGCGACCCACGATCCGACCCAGCTCAATCGTCAGGGCAATGACATCGGTACACAGTATCGTTCCGCGATTTTTGTTGAGACGCCGGAGCAGGAAGCCGAAGCCAAAGCGGCCATCGCGCGTGCCCAACAGGATCATGCTGAGCCGGTTGTGACCACCATTGAACCGTTAAAAGCCTGGTATCCCGCTGAAGGTTATCATCAGGATTACTGGGAAGGCGCCGGTCAGCGAAACGGTTACTGCATGGCGGTGATTCCCCCCAAACTGCAAAAGCTGCGCAAGAGTTTTGCCAACCGCGTAAAAAGCGCGCAGTAAGCTCAGGCAACCCAGCGAATCTCCCCTTCTGTTACGCTGTGCAATATCGCGTTTTTGGCGCCAAAAAACCGCGATTTGCGCAGCCTTAACGCGATTCGTTCAGAGCTTAAGCGAATAGAAAAAAAGAGAAAAATAGTGCTTGACCGTTTCAGGCCGACTCCCTATAGTAGCGCCCCGTTGACCCAGCGCGGTCAGCAACAATTTGCGGTGAGGTGTCCGAGTGGCTGAAGGAGCACGCCTGGAAAGTGTGTATACGGCAACGTATCGGGGGTTCGAATCCCCCTCTCACCGCCACATATAGTAGGACGTTACAGGGACAAAGTCCCGTGTAGACTGGCTTCCAAGACTACACAGAGACAACGGCACTACAAAAAAAGCACAAAATAATGCACGTGAAATGCACGCGCACTTTGGGCTCAAAGAAAAAGCCTCTGATTAACGTCAGAGGCTTTTCTGTTTGTGTCTGATTGAAACAAAATAAAACGTTTATGCTGATGGTTTTGTGGGCCAGGTAATATTAGACGCATTGCTGGTGTCTATGGCTTGCAGCGCTTTAATGTAAACAATCCAACTGGTCAATTTCGTTTTGTCATCATCGCTAATCATCCCCAGCAAAAGCTCTGTTTGCCACAGACTGATATTCTGCTGCGCTTCACTTAGTAGCCCGGATTTTTTACTTACAGCATTTGCTGTTAGATCTGCCCCTTGTTTCTTTTTACTCTCGTCGGTAATGACCCAGGTAGAAGAAGGTTTGTCGAAAGTGTACTGATAACCGTCTGAGGGGTAAGGAATCAGTTTTCCGTCAACGTATGCATCCCCGATTCTGGCTGTAAATTGTTCGCTTACTTCAATGACAGTAAAACCTTCAAAAATTACACTCGCATCTCCTTGCCCGTCCCACACGACAATATTTGCCACAAATCCATCTTTGATTAATGCGTAGCCAGACATTATGCATACTCCCAAACAATGATAAGTCCATCGCCGCCGTTCCCGCCTGCCTGAGAAGATGTATTAGACTGTATGGTCAGCGCTCCACCGCCACCAGATCCAAAACCTCTTGCCTCCCCACCAGGTCCGTTAGAAGCACCAAATCCGCCATATCCCAAAAATGAGTTTGCTCCGACACCAGCATTACCGCCGTTAGCATTAATCATGTAACCAGGCGCACCTACACTACCTCCAAAGCCAAGGACAGATTTAGCTGATCCTGACAAATTAACTGTATTAGCACCAAAACCACCGCCCGCTGCGCACCCTACAGAAAAACCATCATTGGTCGTTCCTGATGTGCCCCCTCCCCCGCCCTGGAGAGTTAAAACTGTTCCAAAGGTTGTCTGTCCGCCGGCCGAACCCTGAGAATTCGGTGCACCTGTCTTGTTGCCTCCCAGGCCTCCTTTTCCGCAGCTGTAAGTGAGGTTGGAAAAGCCACTGTCCATCGTGAATTTTGCATATGCGCCTGCCCCGCCTCCGCCTCCCACCGAGTAAATATAATTGTCACCTGAACGCCCTCCGGCAGAAGCGCCACCAGCACCGCCACCAGCACCTGTCGCCTCCACGACGATTTTTTTTGTTCCGGAAGACGGAACATATGTGCCGCTGCCTGTCAGCACCTGAACATTAAGCAGGCGACCGGGGGTGAGGGCCGTCATTCCAGCTTTCAGGTTAGCCAGTATGGTAGCCGGGTTGCCATCGTCTAACACATCAGTGGCCGCTGAGTCGGAAATGAACTGCGCCAGCACAGAAGCCATCACGGTTGATTGCCGCAAGGCTTTATTTATCTGAGCAGATGAAGCCTTACCGCTTTGAAAACCCGATATCAGAGATGCCAGCGCCTCATAATCGGCCTGGCTGGTGACATTTGCGCCGTTGCCGGTTGCAAAAGGTTTGAAGTTATTTACTGCCATCAGAGTCGTGTCTCCCATGAACCAATGTCAAAACCCGATATGAAATCGTTGTCCATATCGAAGCCGAAAAATTTGCTGCCCTCTGTGGGCGTATAAATGGACGGAATATTTACGGTGCCGGCATACACGCCCGCCGCTTTGACTGTCAGATATCCCTGCCGTATGGCGGCAATCAGTTCGCGTGAAACCAGGCTGATATCCTTTTCGGGAAACACCCAGATTGAGATGGTCATGTCCTGACCGTCCACGATCTGCATCGTCAGCCCCGAGCCCGCCAGCGCGGTATCAAGGATGGCTCTGAGTGTCTCGTTGGTCCCGTCCCACTGGTTTATCGCTATTTTTGCTTTGAGGATGATGCGGTACGTTTCATCGCTAAGACTGGTATAGCCGCTGTCAGGATCATAGGGTCCCTGCCATACGCCCTGATCCCAGCCCAGGCTATCCGTATCAAAAGAGAAGTAAACGCCAGATATGGGGAGCGCGACCGTCCGGCTGCGCCCAATCCATTCGCCAAGAATATCCAGCTGCACGCCCACGGCTTTATCAATATCGAACGCCGTCAGCAGTCCATTCAGAGTGCTGGCCACATCGGCCAGAGGTCGTGTAGATAGATCCACATGCTGCGTGAACAGCGGTTTACCCCGTTGCCAGTTGGTGATGAGGTCGGTGTATTTACTCATTGAGCCACCGTTACTGAAATGTTATCTACCGAGCAGGTTACTGCCTCGTTATAAGCGGTGACGATGTTGGCCGACGCGACCGCTGCCGCTGAACGCCCAATCTGCAGGCTGGTGATGTCGTAATAGCGACTTTCACCACCGCTTACAACGCCGAGGTTGGCCGGTGAATAGACGCGGCTCAGTAGCAGGTCATCGCCTATATCCAGCGAGTTAACATAAGCCGCAACAGCAGTCCTGATATCGTTGCCTACCTGAGTGGTGTAGCCGGTGAAAACCTTCAGCACGATGGCGATATAAACCGGTACCTGTGAAGGCCGCGAAAAACTGATGGTGTGCGGATTGCCCCATCTGTCCTGTACTGATACCGCCGTACTGCCAAACGTTGAAACGCCCTGACCTTTTTTACCCTGGATTACCTTCGCAATAGCATTAACGTCACCACCATCCACGATGGCCGCTACAGAGTGCGCTGGTAGACCATTCGCGTCCTGACTCCCGGTATCGTTCTCGTAGAGCTTATGACGGGTCACACCTGCGACATTTGCTATCGCGCCATCCAGCGCGTCGAACGGAGTTTTAGAAGGCAGTGATACGCTCTGGCGCTGTCGAATGCGCAGGTCTGAGTCCTTCTCGCCCGCACTTCCCACCGTGGCCGCCGAAGCATTGGTCACGCTCAGCCAGCCCCGCGTAAGCGTGTTGATTTTGTTCACCGAACCTGCCACTGCCGCTACAGCACCCGCTACAGCACATGTTGACGTAGCAATCACGCTACTGCCTGTGCCGATTGTCACGCTGGCTGGCAGGTTCCAGATGATGCCGTTGGCATCCTTCACCGATCCGTTGGTTATCGTTAAACCGGGGGTGCCGGTCAGCGTCAGGTCAACCGTCGAATTTGTGGGTGCATGGCGCGTAATGCCGTTTATTTTTACATTCCGTGAAAGTGCATCGCTCATGCCGGTAGACGGCGAAAAGGAGTTGTAAACCGCAATAGCGGTATTGTTGGCATCGTGAATGGCCAGCGCCACCAGCGCCACCATCTGACCGTCTTTACTGTCAGGATCCAGATAGGCATCGGAACCGTAAATCTGCTGAAAGTAGCCGGTGATGGTGGTGAGGATGGTCTGATAAGCAGGCGCACTGATGCCCTGGGCGGTTACCGTTGCCGATAGCCCCAGCGTGTCTAGGTTGAGAGCCATTAAGCCTCGCTTGTAACGGTGGTCGTCCCGTAAATGGTGTCAATCGTCGCGGTGAAGATTACCCGACGACTGGTGGTGTTAAGGTTGGTATCGAAAGAAATGAGGGATTTAACGCCCTGTGTTTCAAGGATGCGCTGGCGTATGGCGAGGCTGTACGTTTCCGGCTTCTGCTTACCGAGTACCGACTGTATCCATGGCGTTCCCGCCGTGGTATCAAGGAACCACTGACCGTACCAGAGCATAAAGCGCGTTTTCACTGCCTGCGCCACCGCCTCGGGTGAGTTAATCAGCCAGGTGTCATCGCCACGGCCAAACGTATAGTCGCCGTCATCATCTTCGCGCCGGTATCTCATTGCGGGCCGCCCGTCTGACTGCTGCCCGACTGCACGCCAGAGTGAACGTGTCCGGTCTGGCTGATGCCCTTCGCTACCTGATCGCCGGTTGATGTCACGCTACCGTTAACCTGAACGTTGCCGTTCACTGTAAGCAGTGGCGTGGTGATGTTCACGTTGCCGCCCTGCATCAGTTCGATAAAGCTGCTGCCATCGTCGGTGCGAACCTGCACCGATGTGGTGCTGATGCCGGATATCTTCTGCGCCTGTGACTGTGGGCCAACAAAAGCAAAGGCATCGGACAAATCATGCTGACGCGGATCGACAGGTTCCTGAACACCCCCGTTCTGCCACCAGAAATCTATGCAGCGATCGGAAAACACAACCAGACATTCGTCGCCTGCTTTTACCGGGAAAGTGATTGTGCATCCGCCGCCACGCGGAAAGATGACCGGCACATCAATAAGCAATGGTAGTGGCGCTGACTGACTCTGCCCTTTTTCATCTACTCCCTGACCTGCAATAGCAGGCTGAACCGTACAGGTACAAGTAGCAGGATCGAAAGACTGGACAATTCCGGGTAAAGACACACGCAACATGGAAAAAATGGTGTTATACAGCTGCGAACTCATGTGCTCACTGCTGCCTACCTGAGAATTTAACGAAACGGGCATTTGCTTTTCTCCGGGCATAAAAAAACCCGCCGTAGCGGGTTGGGTTCATTTGGCCTTTCCACATTTAGTTAAATACATATATAACTTGTCATTTCTTGTCTGAAGTCCATCACCGTCATCTACTCTGAAAGGATCAGACACTGAATAAGTTATTCCTAAAACAGGGAAATACCATCTGGGTTCTGCGACTACACGAATAGCAACATTATAAAAGCCGACGTATCCACCAAGAGAGTTTTTTGCGTTAAGTTCTCCGCAAACATAGCCACTCGCTACAGAATTTTTCTGCTTTTCATCGGGATGAAAAAACATATCCTTGAACTGAGCGCTTTCAGGATCCTTGAGATTCTGTAAAAGTCCTTCTTTTCCAACCTTGACAAGCTGATCGTCAGTAGGTTTACAACCCGATAGGATGAATATGCTTAATGCAGCGACCAGTAATTTTTTCATTTTGCTTTCCTAAGAGGTTTTGTAGGTTTAATCCTAAAGGGAGCTTTTTGTAAAAGGAAGAAAGAAAGGGTTTATTTTGCGTCGGTCAAATCAATATCAATTTGCATAAAACTCATATAAGGATGGCTGGACTTCAAGCATAAATACCTAGTGTCAAAACTACGTCCCCAGTATGCAAGCCAGTCCTCAAGTTCTTCACGCGAATAAAACTTACAGGCAAGTCCCTCAGCCATTTCAACAATATCATCGCCTGGAGCTGTAAGCTCATAACCATTAAGTAAAAGGAAAACATATCCCGACATCATAGCTGTACGCTTGTTAGCGTTAGCAAAGCAATGGTTTTGAATGAGGCTTTCGATCAGAAGTGAGGCCAGATAGTACATGTCCTCTGTTTGCTCATAACATCTGGCTATGCTGGGTCTTGACTGAGAGGAACCTAATAGGTGATGGCTTAAAACTGAAACAGGCTCATCCGGTGTCTGAGCCTGTATAAGAGCTTTGTTTATTACAATGATGTCTTCGGAACTGAGGTAATGAACGCCATCAACGAATTGCCCTTCGATAACAATCATTCATTCAGACCTTTGACAGGTCTTCCATGGCTTTCTCATAGCGTGTAAAGCCGAAATCAAAAGCCATAATGACCTGATCTTGATGCGTTGCATCGGCTCCTAATGCTGCTCGCGGAGTAGCTACTATGCTCTTGTCACGAGGCGGAATGTAAAGCCGATCTGCCTTTTTCTGTGCGTGACCCATGGATATACCTCTGAATTCGGTGTAAAAAAATGCCTCAGTGATTACTGAAACATGAAGACGGAATGATTAATGTGACTGTTTTGGCACCAGCTGTAACCATTTCCGTTACAATGAGTGTATTACCTCCAGGTACATGGTGCAACTTGTTCTTAGAGATAGTTTGTAACCGTTGTAGTGTGATTGACTGCTACGTGAAGTAGTTATCGGTTCAGTTACTGGAAGGCTTTAGGCTTCTTTTGAAGATATATGCAGGACATCTTCGGATAGTGATAAATCAGACGTTTCCATATAGTGGAAGCGCTTTAGTTACTTAACCCGCTTACAGTCATAGGTCCAGAACTGCCGCGGCTCGTCCATGTTCTTGCGGATCACTTCGACGTTGAGAATCGCTTTCCCATTGCGCTTTACATAGTCAATGCCCAGCCAGCGCCCTACGTTCGCGTCCGGCAACATCCATTGCATCATGACGTTATCGAAATCGTCCTTCTGCTTGAGGAAGGTCATCTTTTGCGTTTCAGGCGCCTGGCCATTGATGTGCATCAGGCCATCATTTTCACCTTTAAGGAAAAAAGGACCGCATTGTGATGCTGCAAAAGCGTATACAGGCGAAAGGCACATCAGCAAAGCTGCAACTTTTAAGAGTTTCACTATCCGACCTTATTGATTGTAGAGAGGCTTTGTAGCTCTTTGGCTCCTTTGGCAAGACAGAGTAAATCCATGTACCAGTTCTGCCCGCGTGTATCACCAGTATAATCAATACTGCCTACTGTGTAATCACCGTCTGTATTTATTGCGGCCGGTTGCGAACCTGGGATGCCATCAACGTACAGATTGCCGTCGCTGGCGCTTTCATTCAGCCTGGCGGGTGACATCCCGATTTGCTCATTACTGAGAGCCACGCGATAGACGGATGCCTGATCGAGGCGAACCAGTCCGCCCAGCTTGATGGCCGGATTAATCAGGCAGCGGACGTTGACCCCTGCCCCCATCGTCTGTTGAGGCATGCCGATCAGCCCGGTACTGGAGTTAAGTACCACCACCTCATCGATGTATTTCGACTCAGGAACAATGTTCACCTGATTATTTTCATACCACCAGTTGGCATCGCACTTTCTGGCCAGGCTGTACATCACGTCACAGGTATTACCCACCAGCACGCGACCACGAGGAAAAACGGTATCCGGAAAATCCGGTACCGATCCTGCTGTGATGCCGTATGGCTGATAAGTTTTCATACCCGCTTCGAACAGGTCAGCATATTTCCAGCCAGCGGCTACCGTCGTGCGGACACTGGCATATAAATGCCCCTGCCAGCCGTCGATACACTGCAGCAGCAGCCAGGAGTCGGTAACGTTGTCTTTACCGGCCACCGTGAAACGGATGTCGCCGTTAAAAATCATGCCGACATTGCGAACGGGATAATTACCCGCTTCATCGGGGTTACCGTTGTAACCTGCAATAACCTGAATGCGGGTGAATTCCTGCGACATGATTCGGTTCTGCGTGGCCGGTGAGAGGTTGTAAATTTTAAAGTCGCCCACGAACCCGTTAAAAATCGTAGCGGGCATCTTCTGAATGTTAAAGGTGACTTTCAGATCGGTAAGCGCTATCCCGTCGCCCTTGTCATTCAGCAGTTGTAACTCAAAATGGCGCATCCAGTTCTGTGACATAATTTACTCTGTCCTTATAAAAACGTGGCTGCGGATCCCGAGATCGTTTTCTGTTGGATAATCCTGCCCGTCAGCATCGCAGACCACGAACAGCGAAAATCCCAGGTTAAGGTAGGCATACTGCGCCAGCAAATCAGCGCCGGTCACCAATGGGATACTGCCCGCGATCAGAGAGCCCGTGCTGTCGCTTAAATCCAGATACCAGCATCCGGCTCGCCAGATAACGGTGACTTTATAGAGGCTGCCCGCTATCGTGGTGCTGAATGTCTGGTTCTGGGGCTGTAACGGCATTTCGGTGATGGTCATGAAAAAAGCCCTTTCGCTGCGGATACTGCCGATCTCAGGATGGATTCAGAAGGCTGCTTGGGCGTCTTCACCCCGCTGTCCTGCACGGCGCTAGTGTTTGCACCCAGCGCCATGTTTTCTTTTGGCGCGCCCTTGATAGTCTGCGCCTGCGTGGTGATGACTTCGCGAAGCGTCAGCGTGGCCATTAGGACATTTTCCGTTGCTTTGTCCGTGGTGACGTCCAGCACGCGGATCAACATGTTGCTGTAAAGCCGCTTGCCGGTTACCACGTCGAACGGCTGACGGGAGCGCTGCAGATCAAGCAACTGGGCGTAAATTTCTTTAGGGCTGCTACCCAGCGAAAGGCCGATAGCTGAGGTGTTAAGCAGATCCAGCACCGAACCGCCACCTGAAAACCCGATTTCCATAACCAGTTCAGAAGCGCGGCGATAAGCGTGATCAGCAATGAATCCGGCTCCGTCAGCGCTTGCACCTGCGGCCTCAGACGTCACCCGCTCTACCGGGTGCTCCGTTATCTCAAGGACATCACTGTGCTTTTCGTTTATCACCACATCAGGAATAATGATGCCTATTTTGCGCGTTCGCTGGTGAAGCAAAACTGAGAGTATTTCCATCAGTTACCCCTGTTCATCTGCTGCGTTGCCCTTGCCGCAACCTGATTTTGCTTGTCAGCAATGATGTTGCCTGCCTCGCGTGGGTCAGAAACGCCGTGAATGTTAATGACCGTTTCCTGGTGCATTGAGGCACCGGCTGCCTGACCAGCAAGCGGGCTGTTCCAGTTGGAAAATCCCTCTTTCCTCGCCATCGACTGCATCAGCGACGTCATCACCTGCGGATTGTTAAGGTTCAGCGCCACATCCGGCGATACGCCCATCCACTTCGAGATATCGCTGATGTATTTGCCGGTGTCATTTTCGCTGGAAGGTGCCCAGGTAGACACGATATCGGTGATAGTCTGGAGCGCTTTTCCGGTCGTTTTGCCGGTGAAATAGCGCATAAGCTGATTGCGCATCGCGCCCCAGCCTTCCAGAGCATTATCGAATGTACGAAAGCCGCCACCGCCGACCGGGCGAAGATTGCCGGGGTTGTTGTTCCGGTCAGGGAGGTTGCCCCCAAACAGGCCGCCAACAACCTGGCCGATACTGCGCGGATCGAAACCGGTTTTGCTTTTCACCCAGTCTGCCGCGTTGTTGGCGCTCGACGACACAGCAGGAAGTGCGTCAGGATTTTCTTTACCCTGGTGAAGTATCTGGCTGCCAATACGGGCAGCATCGGACCAGCGCCCCTCGTTGATGGCGCTCAGGAGGTCACCAATCATCGACAGCATTTTACCGAACTCGCCAAACTGTTTGGTCAGGCTGGCAATGTCACCTTTCAGCGTCCAGTTTTTCAGGTCGATATTCAGCAGGCGCGCAACCTGATCACCTGCATCCCTGATTGATGACCTGAGTTCTTTGATGGCTTTCAGGGCCGCATCGATATCCGGCTGCCATTTCTTCCAGTCGATAAGGCTTTTGCCGCCTTCCTTCCAGACTTTGTAATCGTCATACAGCGCAAAGATAGCCAGGCCCAGCGCGGTGACAATCCCGACTGGCGACGTCAGAAAGGCGGTGTTCAGCAATCGCCAGGCAACCATCAGCGCACCGAATATCTCAATGAGCTGGCGCGTGCTCTTGTCCAGCGTGTTCCACCAGTCCCGGATGCCGCCCGCCGCCTCGATGAGCCGGAATACGACCTTCCCGACAGAATCAGCCAGCCAGAGGACAAGTTTTATCCCGCCTGTCAGCGCAGCCTCGATTTTCGGGAAGTTGTCGATAACCTGCTTACGCAGCGTGTCGATTGAGCCCGCCAGGCCGCCCGCAAGGTTTGAGCCGATTTTGTCCTGCGCCATGCCCGCCATTTCGCCGAACGAGCGCAGAGAGGTCATAAAACGGTTAGAGCTCACGGCGGCCGCATCGGCGTTATAGCCAATGGCCTTTGCCATCTGCGTATACTGCGCAGAAAACTGGCCCACACCCCGGCGCATGGCCATCAGCGTGTTTTCATCAATGCCCAGCATCTGCGCGTACTGGTTGGCGCGGTAATACGGCATATTGCGCAGTTTATCGCCAACACCCGTAAAAATGCTGGCCATGTCGCGCATGTTGCCTTGGGCATCGCGCGTCTGCACACCCAGGCGGTTGAGAAAGCCCTCCGCGCCCGGATTGTTGCGCATGAAGTGAGCGAGGCTTTCCAGCGAAGAACGCGCCCCCGCAACGGTACCGCCCAGCTGCGACACGGCAAAACCGATCTGCTGAATGCCCGCAACCGTTGCGCCAGTACGCTGTGAAGCCCAGTAAAGGTTATCAAGCCCGCTGGCAATTTTAGCCGTGTACGCCACAACAGAAAGCGCTGCCGCCTCGACCGCCGCGCCCAGCTTTACCGCCTGCAGGGTGGTGTTCGCTATTGTGGCATCAAACTTTCTTGCGCCGGACTCGTCCACCTGAAAGCCCAGGGAAATCAGGAAATCCTTGATTACATCAGCGTTCATTCGCGGCTCTCCAGCGGGATATTCGGGCTTCGTTGTCGGCCTTCAAATCCAGCCAGTCGTTCATACGTGCAAAATCGGCAAGGTCTAACTTGCCGTCTGTGAGAGATTCATAGCGACACACGCCCTCAATAACAGGGCGCATCAGAAAATCCTCTCCATCCGGCAATGTATCAAGCGTCAGCCCTGCGGCGGCTGGCCCTCCGTCACGCTGTCTGGGGGTGCGGGCAAAAAATTTCCCAGGCTGTCGCCCACCACGCGACCGACAATCTGCAGCATGCTGAACAGGTCAATGTCATCGAACGCCAGATCGTTGCCCTGCATTACCGGCACCCAGCGGTCTTTGCCGTGCGCACGTTGTACCACTGCCAGGCACGGAAAGATGATCGCGTTGGTGTCTTCTTCACTGAGCCCCGCCACCGCATCGGCAATTTTTGGCAGCACCGTTTCGATGGTGCTGTTGACGTTGCCGCCCTGAGAAGACTCTCGCAGCGCCTGAAAATCCCCCAGCATACCGGCCAGCACCGGCAGCAGCTTGCGGGACACTTTAAGCTGGTCGAACACGCTCAGCTTTGACGCGCTGTAGCGGATACCTTTAATTTCAAACTGCATTATCAGAACTCCCCTAAGATTTCGTCGATTTTGCCCGCATCAAACACCCAGGAGACGTTGCCGGCCACCTTCGGGTTGTTCCAGTCTGGCTGTTTCTGAAACGCACAGGCACGTGCGGTCACGATGTCACCGGATGCCTTGTTGCGCAGAACAATGACGTTATTACCCCACAGCGCGGACGAAAGAGACTGCGCGTTATACATCAGGGACAGTTTCTTGTTCACAGGTGACGTCTTCTGCAGGTTGACGGTGACGGTCCCGGCTTTGCCTGCATGCAGGCTGTGCATCACCTCACCGTCAGCGCCGATCGTCATGGTGTTTTTGGCCTCCGACATGGTGACCACGATCCCCTCATCAGAGTTTCCGGAACCGTAACCCAGATCGATAATGCCGGTCGGCCCCGTCAGCGAGGCCGTGATATCCATAAAACTGTATGCACCACTCATTGATTATTTTCCTCAGCGCATGACGTTAATCTGAACGCTGGCGTAGTGGATTGCTCCCGCCAGCTTACAGGCCACCTGAACCGGTACCGACTTACGCGCTTCGCGGTCAGCCTGTGCCTGAGACGAAATCGCGGGCATGTAGACGTAATACCCCTTGGTCAGGGTATCGCCCGGGGAAAGCTGGCCAATCTGACCGCCGTTCCAGACGCCGGGCGCGATCAGACCGTTGTTCACCGCCTGATCCATAGAGGCTTCCACGTTCGCCATGATGCGCGTGTTGCCCGCATCGGTCTGCGGCACCTTCGTTCCGCTGGTGTACAGCAGGTTAAAGAGGTTGGTCTGCACATAGTTTTGCAGCCAGTCGAGGCCGTGGCGCTCATCAAAGAAATCGCCGTTGCCCATGACACCCTGCTGCAGGATGGCGGTGTCATTGGCGTAGTACACGTAAACGTTGCAGTTCTTCGCATCCAGCGCGGCCGCCTGTGCGGGCGTCAGGCTTTCATAGGTGATGCCGGGCTCCTGCTTGAATTTCAGCGTGATGGTGGTACCGAACCCGTTAAAATCCACGGTGAACGCACGGCCAAACGCCGAAATTGCCCCGTAATTACTGGTGGATGAATACTGCACGAACGTGCGGCTGTATTTCGCCGCTTTCACTTTCGACGCGATATCGGTGTTCACTGTAGTGAGCAGCGCATCAGTGTTTTTCGTGGTAACGGCAAGGATGCGGCTTAACGATGAGGACTCAATCGCGGCGCATACCGACAGCAAATCATCATCTTTACGGTCGGCGTCATACGTCACCCCGAGCCCGTACCAGTTGGTAAAGCCCAGGCAGGCGTTCACGCCATCGAGTAAGGTCTCAACCTTACCGACTTCGGCCGCCGCCAGCGTTTTCGCCCAGCGCCCCACATATACCTGCGAAGGCGTCGGCGACTGCGAGAAGTACGCCACGGCAGCAAGGTATTCCTCACTGTTGGTACCGAAATCGGTTCCGATGCTGGCCGCCGAGGTATACAGGCGGATACGTTCGGTCAGCGGAATGATGGTTGCGCTACCCAGGATGAGCAGTGAGCCAAAGTTACGGCCCGCCGCCGCCCTCGGCGACATAATGATGTCCACGCTGGCAACGTTTGAAACGGGTAAGCCCTGCGGCATGGGTTATTCTCCTGAAATACTGAAAGGGGCGTCGGTCAGCGACTGGATGCCCCAGGTGCTGATGACTTTGCGGCGCAGGCGAACCATCACGTCGTAACGGCGTACCCACTGGTTGTTAATGAGTTCCGGTGCGGGCCGGATGCTGTCGCAGTCAGCGAGCGTCAAACCCCACTGGCCCAGCGTGTCGTTGTTCTGATTCACGGCGAGCCCGTCCCGAAACTGCGCAGCAACCTGCTGGCCGGCTGGCCCGTAAAAGGATGCCAGGCACTCCACCAGCTCATGCCGCCACTGTTCGGCGTCAGACTCTGTCTGGTTAACAAACGCGGGACCGGCATCGGCAGCAATGCCCGTCACGCCGAATGCACACCAGTTAACATCGGCAGGGGGAATGGCGGGCTGGTCAGGCTGCCAGCGGGCAATGACGCGCCCGGCTGCCAGCCCTGAAACGTTGCGGATCCACTGGCTGAGGTGCACGTCCAGCGGCGTGTCGTAGTCAGTCGCGGCCTGCTGCGGGGTGAGCCAGCCGGGCTGGCCAGTGATGTTACTGCTCAACGTGATTTCCTCCGTCAAACGGCAACAGTTCGCAGTGCGCCTGAACAAAGCCCGCGCCATATGCGGTGTACGGATCGACAAACGACACGCGGTAATCTCGCCCCTGGTACGTCACTATGTCAGCATCCCGCCCGGTCTGGCCCTGCGTCAGGCGTTCTGTGGTGACGATCAGGATTGCACCATGCACCACCTGCCCCGCCTCAAGCCTGCGGCTTTCCAGCGACTTATCTACCGTCACCACGCCCGCAAACGGGGAACTGGTCACGGTATTTTTTCCGAACCCGTCATCATCGACAGCCATGGCACGGCGTTTTACCACCAGCGTGGTATCACAAAAGTCGGGATCGAAAAGGATGTCTGTTACGTCAAGATCCGGCATTTTTGGTCCTCACAACGTAGGTGACTGAACGGAGAAATTGCCCGGTGTCATAGAGCGGTTTTGTGCCGCTGCGGCCCCGGCTGCGGCGCGCACGTAACGTGGCTTCGGCAAGCGGGGTAAGCTGGTCACCGGCCGTGATCACGTTTCTGGCAGCGTTTACCGCCTCCGTTCCGGCACGGTTCAGCATGGCTTCGGCAGCCGACGCATTACCGCTCAGGACTTCAAAAGCGGCCTGCTTCATCAGATCGGCGACCTTATCGCGAGACTGCGCAATACCCATGTGCAGAAACGGACGTGGTGGAAGCTGGATTGTGTAAGCAGCAACTTTATGTTGCGTGGCAAAGTTGCTTTTCGCCTGCTGCACAAACTGCCCGTTGCGTTTAAAGCTGCCGTCATCATCAATCTGGCGGTAAACGGTGGTCATGTGCTCCGGCACGCGGATGGTGCCGCCAAAGCTGTGCAGGTAGCCCAGTTCGGCGTTGTTGATTTCCATCCCGTCTGAACGTTCGGCACGGTCAGACGGAATACCCACCAGCACGTCGCGGTTGCCCAGCGTTTTGAGCGCATCGAGCACCGCCTGTGCATTGTCCGCACGAAGCACAAGACCGGATTTCACAGTTGCCGCCCTCCCGCACCGAACATGCAGATTGTCTGGTAAAACTCAGCGCCATAGCGGGTGTTGTTCCAGAAACCCGCCGCAGGGTTGAGCGTTGATGAGTTGTCATAACTCATGCTCACTTTATCGACGGATTTCGATGAAAGAATCCCGCTGCTGGAGCCTCCCGCGCGACCCAGTGCTGCGGAACGGTTGTCACCCGCCTGCAGCGTGAGGTAATGCGCGACAAACAGTTCCACCAGATACGGAAACAAGCGCCCGAGCCGGTTCTGATCCAGCTGGATATCAGCCAGATTCAGTCGGAACTGGACCTGGGTATCAGGGTAGAGGGTAGAGTTAGCAAACTGCGGGAAATCAGTGCGGAACTGCTCAACGGTCGGGAGAAGGCTATTTTTTGGCTCCATTGACCTGCTCCGTCAGCTCAGCAATTTTCTGCTTTTGCTCTTCGATAAGCGCATTACGCTCGGTCAGACCTTCGGCAGCCGCTGTGACCTGCGCGGTCAGATCGCCGTTTTTAGTCGTTAACTCGGCGTTCTGGGTAGTCAGCTCAGCAATTTTGGCATTGAGTACACCAATTTCAGCCTGGCTGCCTTCAGCGCTGCCATTGTCCGTTTTATCCAGCACTTCGGCATAGCGCTGCGTAAACCAGTGGTCAGCAATTTCGTTTTTCACGTTATGAACACCGATATCAAAATCCGTTTTGTTGTATTCGGAGTCATTGAACGTAAAGGGGGTATGTACGCGAATTCGTTTCATGGATTTTCCTGAAATAAGAGGCCCCCTGAGGGGCCGGTTGTCAGATACCGTCCACATACAGCATGGTATCGCTGTAGCGCAGCTCAACCGCACCTACTTTGCTGTAGTAGGTAACCAGCTGGCGCAGGTCGCGGTATTCCATCGGGGTACGCTGCAGCGGCACCAGCGGGAACTGAACGTACTGGCGGTCTTTGGTGTAAAACACCATACGGTTAACGTTCTGCATCGCGCCCGCTTCCAGCCATTTCACCGGCTGGATGTCCAGCGGCTTGCCATTCTGCTTATAGGCGATGGTGTTTTCGCTCAGGTAGTCCAGCAGCGAGCGGTTACCAGCATCGGAAACAATGATGCTGGACAGCAGCGCATACTGGTCTGGTGGCAGACGCAGTGAGTCCGGCACTACCGCACGCCCGGTCTGTTTCCAGGCCGTGGTGAGGCCATCATTGATGGATTTAGCAATCTCCATCGCCGTGCTTGACGCCCACGTTTTGGCGGCAGGAATGGTTTTAACATTCGCCTGGTTAAACAGCCCTTTCACACCCAGGATAGTGCTGCCCACGTAGACCTGACGGTCGACGTTCAGCTGGTAGGTCTGGTTCATAGCTTCCAGTTTCTGGGAGTCAATCGGGCGCCCCATCTGCAGCGCGGAGGCCAGTTCGAAAACCGTCCATGACAGCTGGCGCGACCATGGCGTCAGTGGCAGCGTGGTTTTCTGGATATCCAGATCCACACCGGCAATCACGTTGGTGCTGTTGCTGATCCACGATTCGCCATCGGTACCCACGGAACTGGGCGCAGCGAAACTGCTGTTTGAGAAGCTCGACATTTCGTCAGCAATGGAGACGTCTTCGCGCAGGTCAACGTCACGGCTCCACGTGTACGCCAGCAGCGGCATGTTGAGAACCGGATCGAAACGCTCCAGTTGCCCAATCAGGAACGCACCGGAATTATCGATGGTCTGTCGGTCGTAGGTGATCATATTCAGTGCTTTCCTTAAATATTGAATGCCAGTTCGGCGATGCCGTTGGCGTCGGTGGTACCGATAAAGTGCGCATTGGTCACCAGCACGGTATTGGCTGCGGTGGCATCCGCCATGGCTTCAAAACCGCCGATCGGCTGTGTTGCCGTTGCACCGCCCACGCGGATGTAAACCGCCCCGTTGTCCGCCACGGTACCGGCATTCACTTTGACGCCGATATAGCCACGCACCAGCGCATCGCCGGTGTAGTTCGCCGGGTTAGTTAGCTGGCGGGCCAGGTCTTTGTCAGATGTGAACGGATATGAGCGCACGCGGATGCCGTACAGCGCGGCTGCGGTGTCACCGGCCGCCAGCGGTACAAACTTGCCGTTCACTTTTTTACCCGGCAGGCCGTCACCGGCGAACGGGTTGGTGGTGTCCATCACGACAGGCTCTACCGTTGAGTGATTAGGACGGGTGAGCGCACCGGCGTAGCTGAACGGCTGCGTTAAATAAATAGACTGACCTGTCATTACTTGGCCCCCTTCTTAGCCCAGAAATCTTTGTTTTTCTCATTCAGCGCGGCCACATCGCCGGACTGCGAATTTGCGGTGAACACTGCCAGGCTCAGGCCGCTGTTGTTGCGGTTTTTTGCCAGTTCAGACGCGCCGTTAAAAATGCTGTCCACGGTCGCCATGCTCATTTTGGCAAAATCAGGGTTTTTACCTGACAGCGGTTCGATGAGTTTCAGACCGTCAGCGGTGCGCAGCGCAGCGCCCAGCACTTCGCGCTTGAGCGTGCCCATTTTGGAGCCTTCAGGCAGTGAGAAGCCCGGCAGGATGAGCTCTGCACGTGAGAGAACGTCCTGCTGATAGCCGGCATCGCCGGTCATCTTCTTCTCTTCTTTTTTCTCGTCGTCGTCATCAGCATCGCCCATTGGCGGTGCCATCTTGTCGGTCAGCGCTTTCACGGCGGCTTCGATAGCGGCAATGCGCGTCTCGATGTCGCTGCTTTCATCAGTGACCGCGTTCGCGGGAGCGCCAGGCGGAACAGCCGCATCCGGCCCTTCTACTTTCACCACTACAGTGGTTACGCTGTCGTCTTCATCGTCATCACCGACCATGTTGGCCGGTGCGTTATTCAGCAACTCTTCGGCAGCCGCTGAATCTCTGGTCTTCACCGCCTTGCGCAGGCTGGCTAACCACTGCTTTGCTTTACTTGCCATGCTTATTGCATCTCCTATTGAACAGCGAATACCGGCCCGCCCATTAGGAACAAGCGCGATGTGATTACCCCGGATGTCGTACTGATTAGCCCGTCCGGGGGCGGTTTCGTCATACTCTGCGTTGTAGCCACAGGAAACCTGACGAAGGCCATCGTTGATTGCCTGAATGCCCAGGGCGTCTTTTATGACGAGATCGGCAATCAGGAGGTCTGACTGGTCACCCTGACCGCGCCGGACGTTGGCCGCATGACCAATTGCCAGCTGTCGCCAGTTGGCCGGATCCACAAAAAGAATGTCGCCCGCCTCGTCCTCGGGATGGAGGATCACTACGGTCATGCCTTCAAAGGACGCCATCGCCTCTGGCGAGAACACCTCATCGGCTGAACGGGTGACGATGATCTCCCCGTCATCGTCGGGCGTGAGTTCCGGCAAATCCTCTGCGCGGTAGGCCTGGTCTCCCAGGCGGGCTATCGGCACGTCTTTACACAGCAACGAGCCATCGCCCAGCAAATAGCGGTTAGGACCGAGCCGGGTATTGAAGAAATATTTCATTGTCCACCTGCGAAATTCAGGCATAAAAAAAGCTGCTCAGGGCAGCTGTAATAAGGTCAGCGCGAAGGATGCGGCGCGGCGATCAAATCACCGTCAGGAAAAACCACTTCGCACCAGCAACGGCAGTTAGGCAGCGCACCTGCATGGCCGGTCATGCCGTCCAGCGTAGGGGGATCGCTCCAGTAAACGAATTTACCTTCCATTTCGGCATGAGAGTGACGGACATCGCCATCATGAGCCGTCCGCCAGATGTAGCCCATAGAACCACTGGCCGTTGATCGCGCCTGCGTCAGCGCGGTGACAGCCCGCCCGACCTCAGTTCTCGCGATGAGTTTTGCCCGGGAAGCAGCCACATCACCGGATGCCGCAATTTCTTTCGCAAACGCATCAGCACGGCCACCAGCAGCCATGGTTTCAATCGCGCGGTTCTGGATGTCGTAAATTCGGCCTGCGGCTTCGAGCGGCAGCGATTTGATGTATTTCACCTGCTCGGTAACGATGCTGCGCATGACATGCCCGGTGGGCGTGTTGTTAATGACATGACGTAGCTCAGCGCCGATCTGCTGGCTGTTCTCGCGCCACTCTTTTTCGCTGTGTCTCGCTATGGACGCTGCAAAGCCCGTGGCGACCTGATTAGCCCAGCCGTCAATGATTTCGCTGTAGCGCTCCAGCGCCTCCATGATTTCGGTAACGCTGTCATTTGAACCATCGTAACGGCCATTTACGATGTCGCCCACTGCCCGCGCTATCTTGCGTAGCTGTGTGTTGTAGCTGATCTGCACCTGTTTCGGGATCCGGCGCGTTGTCATCACTTTCTTCGGTGAACCCCGGCGGTTCGGCCCCTTTGGCATTCTCAATATCCTCATCGGTGATGTTTGAGCCAATGCCCGTTACGCGGGATGATTCGCGCAGTTCTGCCATGCCTACGTGCAACGGCATCAGGCCGCTGTCAATGGCCGCATTGAGCGTATCTACCGTGTTTTTCGCCACCGTTGAGCGGTCAATGTCTGACATCTGCCACAGCGGGTTAAACTCAAAGTCGAAATCATCCGGCAGCGGCGTGCCGAACTCAGAGCGGTGAAGGATTTCAAACAGGCGCCGGACTGGGCGGCGCTCCCGGCGTTCCTGCAGCGAACCCACGTTGTCGTAATAATTCGCCAGGTCGGATTCGCCGGTACTGAAACCGGCAGGCGACTGGCCCAGCATGCGGATAAGCGGAATACCTGTTGCACCGGCTATCTGCTCACCAAACTGCGACAGGATGTCCGACAGGCCCGCAAACGAATAGCTGTGCGTCTGGAATTCGTCGTTTTTGTCCATCAGCGTCATGCCTTCGATGGACTGAAACAGGCGGATCAGGTCGATGTGCTTCATCAGCGCCGCTTCGCGCTCGTCACCAAACCCGAGAATCTCACGCAGTTTTTCAATGCTGTAGGTGCGCAGGTGCGCTTTGTTCACCAGCTGCGCCGCGCCGGTTGATGCGCTGTCGAATGCCATAATGCGATCGTAAAGGCGTTCAACCACAGACATGCCCCAGCCGTTTTCGGTATACGCCTGCTGATAAGGCAGGCCCACACCGTCCATGCGGATCAGGCGGCTGTGGTGAATCTTCCACGCCGGGATGCCGTTTTGCGCGGCCACCACCTCATAATATTTTGGCTTGCCCAGGTCGGGACCGGGCTCGGTGATAATTTCCGTTATGGTCTGGTTCAGCATCCAGCGATCGAGCACCAGCATGCCTTTGAACTGATCGCGACCGATGGTTTCCATGCGCAGGGGGGACGACATATCCTGACCATCAATCAGCAGCACACCCACCGCCCCGCCGTAAAGGCGTGACCACTTAATCGTGTCGCTCAGCGCTTCCCACAGCGCCAGCTCTTCCCAGCGCCCGGTCAGCCTAGCTTTTGCCTTGTGGTCCATCTGCGACGTGATGGTGACACCCTTGCGCGTCATATCATCGGCGATGGTGTCTACCGCGGCGCCCACAATCCACGATGAACGGTAGGCGAACTCCAGCAGCACGCGGTTGCGTGAGGTGAAGTTCGGCATATAGGTGCCGTGACCGCTCAGGTTGCCGGACTGGAGGCCCAGACGGGATACAAAGTTATCGTAACCGTCGATCGTCTTTGTCGGTGCCGCACTGTGCTGGCGCGGGCGTTTCTTACGAGCCATTTTTACCCCTTGCCAGTAAATCCCAGATATCCATCGAGGTGAACTCCATTGGCGCATAGGCAATCATCGCGGAGTCAGCCAGGTTAGGCGATTTGGTGCCGTCCGGCTTTTTGTCCACGACGATTTTGCCCACACCGTTCACCGAATAGGTGGGCTGTGAGAGTTCGACGATAAGTTTGTTTTTGAGCGACATGCTGCCTGATATCGAAATGATTTCGTCAGGGCTGAACGGCATCTTTTCTTCGACGGCACGCCAGGTATTGCGGAACAGGGTGCGCAACCGCCACCAGCCCTGCGCTTTGGCATTCGCGAAGAAGTCTTTATTGAGCCGGCCCTGCTGGCCATATTCACCCGGCACCGCTTCATCTTCGGGATTGGCTGGCGATCCGCTGCCACGATATGGCGTGGCGGTAATCTGGCGTTCCCGGCGTTCTTTGCGCTGCTCGTTGATGACGCGGGCATCGCCGCGCGCACCCGCCCCGAGCCCGTCAGAGTCAAACCGGTACATTTCAAGACGACGCTGATCGCAAATACTGAATGCTCTCTGGACGGTTCCAAAGATGTCATCGCCTTTCCCTGACCATTCCTCAATATCTTCCAGCAGAAAACCGTGACGCGACGTAAAGGCGTTGGTGTCTTTGCCTTCGTCAGCGACATCAAGCGCACCCATGCGCTGGCCAGTGGGCTGAATACCCAGTTTAATGTGAGCATCGACAGCCGCCTGCACCCAGGCGGACGGGATCAGAACACCTTCGACAGACGCGCTGTAGTTGATGTCGATTTCCTGTGCCACGGTCACGGCGTCGAGTTCTTCGCACTGCTTTTTATACCAGGCATCGTCTTTGCGCGGATCATCTCGCCAGTGGAAAGTAAACACGTCCACCTTGCCGCTGTGGCGGCGCTCAGCGAATGAGTTCGCCATGCCGTTGGGCGTTGAAATGTCCTGACGGCAGTTTGTGGTTGCCGATAATGAAGCGTCTACCAGATAGGGGCGCTCAAGAAACGCGGACTCATCGACGATATAGAACGATGTACGGTCACCTCGCCCGATGCCGTCACCGGCTTCACCCGTCATCGCTGAATCATTCTCAGGGAACAGAATGCGCATGTGCGGCGCATGGGCTTTGGGATTCCAGCCGCCCCGGAACTCAACGGGCAACAGACCAATGAAATTACGCGCCTTATCGAACAGCGACTTAGGCGAACCGATTTTGTCTACGTATTCCTCTTTGCGCGAACCAAACCCGGCAATAATGCCGCGATTAAACAGGCACAGCGATGCCGCCATGCCCACGGTCAGCCAGGACATCCCCATATCACGCGTTTTTTCCGTGATACCCGGCTTTGAGGTGCGCCAGTGCTCGACAAACCACTGTATCCACTCTTCCTGTTTGGGAAACAGCAGAAACGGGATTCGCGCAGGCAGGCCGCGCTCAACGTTACGCGGATCAACCGTCATGCCCCAGTCAATGATAAACTGGGCCGGATTATCACGGTAAAAAGCCTTCATCGCGGGCAGCATGCCGGGGTTTTGTCTGATACGCTGCAACCGCTCCATGCGCCATTCAAACACCTGCGTGTAATCCGGATTACGGAAATCGAACGGGAAAGGGATCGGCATAAATTTTTATCCCTTGCTTTGAATGAAGATACGCCAGATATTTATTAAGCATTATTAATATCTCTGGAGATACACATGGCAAATGAACTGAAAGAAGGCGCTATAGTCCAGTTAAAATCTGGTGGCCCAAACATGACAATTGGTAAGTTCAGTAACACAAAGCAGCAATATATTTGTAACTGGTTCGCAGGTGACGAGCTTAAAGGGGGCTATTTTAGCGCCTCTGTACTTAAGCTTGTCGATGAGCCTAAGCAAGACTAAAAATTAGGGCCATTCGGCCCTATTTAACATAAGAGATGTTACCCGCCCTGGCGAAACAGCACTCATGCGCAGTTAGCTCCCAAAGGCGTATTTCATGATGATTTCATCGGGGAAATGCTGAAAACTGACTGCATAAACGGTGCATAAAAGCGGCCCGAAAATGCATAGCCAAAAAAGGTGATGAAACTGCTATTTCCAGTAGTTATCCCATCATTTTCTTGTACAGCTCCGCAGCCTCGTCAGAGGTCAGCGAAACGCTTTCGGTTTTGATAGGCCCACCATTTGCCCCGGTGCTTTCCACCTTCAGCTTGTTGGTATAGGCGTCGCCAACCTCTTTCGCTGCCTGCTCAATCAACTGGGCAGTAAGCGCAAAGTTCTTCATGGTTTCGGTGCGCGTCGCCATACGGTCAAGCGTCCTAAGCCGGTATGCCTTGTTGGCGATCGGGATATCAGCAATTTGCGTTTGAAACCTGTTGCGAGTGTCGTTGAACATGTCCACCCATTTCTTTGCCAGCTTCTTGCCGCTGGCCTTCGTGGGGTCGTGTTGCTCAACCTGCTGGCGGTTGATCTTCACGCCAAATTCTTTCAGGACGGACTCAGCCACCTGCGAGGGAGTATCAAAGCACGCAACAGATTGAACTATATAGGCTTTAATTTCCGGTTTAAGCGCCGCCATAGTTTACCATCCGTCCTGCTCTGTCCTGGTTTATGCGAGCCTCAGCATGCACGTGCCGCACGCTCTGGCTATGTCTATGTTTGCCACCTCTGCTGGTTGGCTGGCAGCGTCGATGAGCTGCTTAACTTCTTCGCTGGCGCCGTAGCGGCGAACAACACCCGTGAACTCTTCGACGTCATGCCCACGCATGCAAAGCTTGGGCTGTCCGTCGCGCGTAAATTCTGGCGCGCCAAATTCGTCTGTTTTTTGCGCAATATGATAAAGCTCATGCTCAACCAACGCGCAGAACTCCAGATCGCTACAGTTCATGCAGAAATCAGCAGCCAGGGTAATGATGAAATCAGGCTTGCGCCCAAACCATTCATACAGTTGCTGTTCCACGCGGGCTTTTTGCCAGCCGCCCGCACGCATCATCACTTCTTCGGCCTGTCCTAATACCGTGCGGCCCTTTTTGATGAAAGCTGATGTCGCCCACAGAAACCCAATGTCAGCTTCTGCAAGATGCGCGTGGTCTGGGTTATGCAGGCGCCCTTCTGTACTGATTATCTGTTCTTGCACCCAGTGGGAAATTTCATCAGCAGGAATGTGCGATATATATGGCTTGAAATCTTGCTCTAATTCAAACGGTGGTAATGGTCGGCCATTCATTTTAACCCCTAAAAAATTATATCGATGGCACTAAGGCTGAAAATCAAAATGATCGCTTCACATAATGTATTAACTATGTTTGTTGCAAGCCTGCTAAAGAATGTATATTGCTTCTTTAGGCTAAGGGGGTATGGAAATGGCTGTTAATTTCTCTGGGTGTACTTTTGAAAATCTTGGTGTAGGTGTACTTGCACCAGATGGAACAGAGGTTAATGTTGAATCATCTACATTAAGCAACATGAAGCACGGCGTAGTGCTTTATCAATCCCAAGATGATTTGCTTGAAAAGCTGTTCTTAAATGGTGTTCCTGTCGAATCAGTAAAAGCTGCAGCTGATGAGTTAAAGAAGTCTGCGAAAGATGACCAGGTTTCCATCCTTGAAAAATATGAACTAAGTAAATGGATAAAGGTTGGCTCTGACATTTCAACTATTATCAATAATTTAACCAAACTTTTTTAATTAAGTTAATCAATTAAAGGCGCTCATAATAATGCGCCTTTGTTATATTAAAGATATTTCTTCGCTAAAAAGATCAGCTCTTCCTCTGCCGCATCGCCCAGCTTTTTCACACCATCACGGACGAAATGCAATGCCGCTTCAAAATCGTGCACTCCGTCTTTCGCTTCGACAGAAGGAACTGGCTCGGAAGTTGTTACTGGCGCAACCGTAGATGATGTGATCGCGGTTGCGGTTGAATCTGATGCAAGGTCATTCAGTGGTTCGGACATCGTCACTTCCTCTTTTTTTGTTAAAACCCAGTTAATTTGCCGGGCGTAGGTTAAATCTTTTTTGACGCCTCGCTATGCGCCTCCTGAGGCTGAGCGATAGCCTGCTCATCGAGTTTGCTTTTCAGTTCGTCAATCTGAGCCTGAAAACGTTGCTCTACATCCTGCCAGCCGTCACGAATGGCTGTTGATTCGGCCTCAGCTTTAACAGGGCTGTTTTTCCATCGGAACAGCCCCACCAGCCAGCCAGCAGCGAAACCAGTGACGAGCGCAATCAACGCCCACGTAATGAGTGCGGTAGTGGTATACATGGATTTATTTACCTTTTGAGGATGCGGGAGTTAAGCAGACCTGACGCACATACTCCTGTAGGCCGGTCAGTTGCTTTGTGACGGTTTCGATTCGCTCTCTGAGGGTGAAATAATCCCGCTGAGCGGCGTCTGTAAGTCGGGGGCTGCCATCATCATCCACGCGGGTGGAGGAGGATTTACCGGACACTGGCCGATCACATTTGGCTGAGACGCGCAGGCGCTTAGCCCCAGAATCGACATCCCTACGCAGATCGCTAATTTTTTTGTGCATCGGCTAAGTCCTTCGTGTATCTGGCATCGATTGCCGCAACAGACTGCTGCCGTCGCTGCATGTCGTTGATAGTTGTCTGGAGGGTGTCCGCAACAACCTTTTGTTTGTCACGCTGATCGCGGAATTGTACCGAGTTGTCTCGATAGTGGCCGACAGCCAGTAATAGCCCTGCTATGAGCACCATCAGCAGGAACGCCAGCACAACGCGCCAGTTAATAATTAACCAGGTCATGGGTTCAGACTCCAGTTGCAGATCTCCCGCTCAACGTCACGGCGGTTCGCCAGCCCCTGAATCCTCACGCGGTCAACATATACCCAGCTACGAAGGCCATCGCAGGCTTGCTGATAGCGACCGGCATTAAGGTTGCGCAGTACCGATGAGTGCTCGAATGCATTAACACCGACGTTATAGCTAAAACTGATAAGAGCGGCTTTCTGATATGCATTCGACGGAACCTTTACGGACCTTTCCACCGACCGGGCATAGGGTTTCAGGTGCTTTTGCAGAAGCGCATCGCACTCTTTCTGCGTGTAGGTTTTCCCCTGAATAACATCCGGTCCGGTAATGCCGTTACACACAGTCCAGACGCCGCCGACGTCACGATATGGCGTGTAAGAATTACCTTCGAGGCTCGGGATCAGAACAGCCGCGATGGCTAACGCACCGCCACCAGCAGCTGTGATGAGGCTTTTACGTAAAGCGGGTGAAATAGCCATTATGCTTTCTCCGCCAGCTTCAAAGCCTTGTTGACCGTATCAACCACCTCTGGCGCTTTGTCCTCGTCATGCGAGGGTGACCGGTTTAAATAACTCTGTATCGCCGCAGTGCGTAAACTCTCCTGCTCCGCCTCAAACTTTCTGGCCAGCTCTTCCCGGTTACTCTCTTTCCGCTTGTAATAAGCGTTCACGACAAAGGTCGCGATCCCGAGCATCACACCGCTGACCAGACCGATAAAATTCCAGTCCAGGTGATAAACCCAGTCGTACCAGTTGAAAAGGCCGTTACAGACCAGGCCACCCGACGCGCAGTAGGTAACCCCTGATGCAATTTTGTCAGGCATAATTTTCATATCCACCCCCAGACGGGGACTTATCCAATTAGGAATTGTCTACTTTCTGAACTGGACAAGCCCGGTTAGCCTTTTTCGTGTCGAATGAAAAAGCACCGCGCTGCCGCTGGGTAGCCAATGAATGGAAACTGTGTTTTGCACAGTCGGTTATGGATTGCGCACCACCCCTTCGTTACAAGGCGTGTAATGGGAAATGACGGGCAGGCGCAAATGATAAAGGCCCGCCAGTGGCGAGCCTTTATTTAGGGTTTGAGGTGATTTCTTAAAGTATGGGCTGATGAACAGCGCGGAGAAATCCCATCATTGGCGTGATAATGGTCCATTTTATTCACGCCGTCAATACATGAGATAAATCTTATTGCTTCGTGTGCCTGATTTCGCTGTTTCCGGTCACGCGCTGCAGCATATCGCCCGCTATGGACTCTTCCTTGTGGCACTGGGTAATGAGCGCTTCATAGAACGGTTTAAAATTGCGTGACCACGTTGGCTGGCTTACTGCCATAACGGCATACCCAACAGCACGGCGAACAGTTTCAGCAGGCAGGCGAGCATAGCCACGGCCGGTGCATTTGGTGCAGGTTTTCATGACAGGTACACCCTGAATCTCGCTCTGCTCAATGTCCAGCACCTTACCCTTACCATGACAGCGACACGCATTGCTGATCACGCCCTTCCCTTCACAGGTGCCGCAACGGACACGCTGAATCTCTTTTACCTCTCTGACTTTTTCATAACTGGATGGTATGAAATCTTTAACACCCCAGCGCACAGAGGCTTTGACCAGATCACGCGCCGCGAAGGGCATATGTGATTTGGTGCTGAATACCTCCGTGTCGATAAAACCGGTACCATTGCAACAGGTACAGGGGCGCTGGCTTGCGGCGCTGCGCGAATAGTCCATGTAGGCAAACGTTGCGAGCAATTGCACAAATTCGCGTTTAATATTCTCATCGAGTTCGGCGACTGCCCGGAAAAGCCCCGCCTTACTCAAACCAAATTCAGTTAACATTTCTACGGCGCGATCACTGGACGTGATGCCATGCTTGGACAGGAATAATTCAAATCCGAAACGAGCCTGCGCGCCAGTCAGCCCGAAGGATGCCATCACATCCGAAATATCCAGGCTGTCACTGGCCGTTGCCCGTGGAGAATCGCTGAACATAGGTGATTTAGGTGCGAAAAACTTTATCGTGCTTTCAAGGTTCAAGGTGATTCTCCTTACTGAATTTTGCTGCGTTTATAGTTTCAGGCAATGCTCTCGATCCTTATCTGCCCTGTCTCTCCCCAGATTTTTGTAATACGTGCATCCCATACAGCGCTGTCTTCTTCAAACACGGCGTCCATCAACGCTTTGTGCAGGTTATCCACATCGGGCCTTTGCTGGTGGGGCTGGCCAATGAACTGAGCGCGCTTCTTTTTGCTCCAGCTGTCGGGCATGGGCAACACAAACGTGATGTGACAACCGCTGTCAGGCAACTGGATTTGGTTCAAGCGCACTTCATCGCAAAAAGCCCGGTACCGGAGAACAGCCGGCCGTTTTGCCCAGCGGTCACGTTGAGTCTGACGGGGCTTGCCCAGCGGCGTGATGTCATAAATTTTGATCAAAATAGTCTCCCGTTTCGTTCATTTCCGTTGCGTGATGATTTATCCCGGCCAGCCTGCGCCGGTCTCTCGCGTGCAAGCTGCGCCGCTATAGCCTGATCCGTTTCACGGAAATGGCCGTTTCGGAATTCCTGATAAACCACGCCGCCCTGTGGGCCATGACGGTTTTTACCAATAATGATTTCAGCCAGGTGCGCGGCCGGGCTGTCTGGGTTATAGGCACCATCCCGATAAATGAACCAGATGCCGTCTGCGTCCTGCTCAATGCTGCCACTGTCACGCAGATCGGCATTCAACGGGCGCTTGTTTGGGCGCTTTTCCACTTCGCGCGACAGCTGACTAAGGCAGATGACTGGAGTGTTAAGCTCCATCGCCATGGTTTTAAGGCCGCGTGTAATCTCGCCGATCGCCAGGTCATTACGCTCTGCCGATGGCTTTTTGATGAGCCCCAGATAGTCAGCCAGGATCAGAGACAGGCCCGGATAACGGTTTTTGTGACGAGTGGCCACCGCTCTGATTTGTTCAATGCTGAGGTTTGTGGCATCGACAACCCAGACATCGAGATTGGCAAGCTCAGCCAGACCCATGGAGATCCGGCCCCAGTCCTCGTCATCGAGGTGGCTGGCTTTGCGCAGTTTGGAAACGGATACGTTGGACGCGTTCGCCAGCTGGCGCTCAATGATCTGGCCTGCCTGCATTTCCATACTGAAAATCAGAACGCCACGCTGTACCCTCTCAGTTCCGAGCGAAACAGTGCGCTGGGCTATGCCTTCGGCGATTTTCAGTGCCAGCTCGGTTTTACCCATACCCGGGCGGGCAGCGATAACGATCAGGTCGGTGTCGTTTAATCCACCTGTGATTTCGTCCAGATCATCAATGCCCGTTTTGATGGTGTTCGACTCTTCATCACCGGCAACACGTTTTTCCAGCGTGTCCATGTACCCGTTAAGCAGTTCACTGGCGCGGATCGGCAGCACTTCTTCATCTGGGCGACTGATGTTCATCAGCTGGCGCGTGAAATCCTGAATACCTTCCATCGCGGTATCATGGTTGTAGGCGCTGGTGATTTTCTCGTAATGGCTTTCCATCAGGCTGACAAAGCCACGGACCATGTATTTTTCATTGAGGCTTTTTGCATAGCCCTTCATGTTCGCCGCACTGGGCACCATCTTCATGGTTTCCATAACGTCAGCAAAAATACCGTTTTCACTGCCCATGGCCTCAGCCACCAGCAGCGCATCAATCATTTTTTTCTGCGTCGCCTGGCGCTTAATCTCGGTATACAGCTTTGAGTAAAAAGGATTGGTGAATGCTGCTGGCTCGACGGTAGCCAGCACGTCGTAGGCATCAGGCGTTAAACCAGAATGAAGCAGGCAACCCAGCACACTGGCTTCAAGATACAGATCAGACATGGTTGCCCCTCCGCACCAACAGCAGCGTGTCAGGCTTCATCAGCCAGTCGAAGTTGGCATGCCAGCCGCTGTTGCTTTTACCAAAGAACGAGTCGCGGGCCTCATTAAAAAAAGCACTGAAATAATGGCGAAAACATTCGTTAGCAGGCTTACTGCGTGGGAAGTGTGTCGCCAGATGGCGTATAGCCATCACCCTGTCTTCATCGATTTCAGCGTACATCAGACGACCGTTCGCCAGTTCGTTGTAAGCATCGATCACCGCTCCGCAATCGACATCCACCTGATTTTCACTCCACCGAGTGGCATCAGACAGGTAGCCGTCAAAGCGGTTAACGCGGCAGATATTCGCGGGCTTAGCGACCGTTCCGTTGCGGCGCTTCCACGTCTCAGCGACCCAGCGCACCACCAGCTTGAGGTCATCAACCGTGTAGGCTTCGCGGGATGGACGTTCAGTAAGTAAAACGGCAAAGGCTTCTGCAGAGCGGCATGTGGTGCCTGTGACCTCGTTGTAATACTCCAGGACCTGTTTTGCATGTGATAAAACTTCCTCCGAAAATTCCCCCTTGGGGGCTTTAGGGGGATCTGTATTTATTGTCTTTTGAATAGTGTCTTTTGTGTGTCCCTGTTTTGGTGACAACCCTGTCACTGTTTTGGTGACACTTTTTGTCACTGATTTGGTGACAGTGACACCATCTTGGTGACATTGCGGTATTTGCCATTCAGACAGGTGCTTATTTGGGCCAATATGCATCCCTACACGGAGCAGAACGCGCATGGCGATCAACTCATTTTTGGCCTTGTTTACCTTCTGGCGTGGCAGCTTGGTAAGCTCAGAAATCTGGCTATCAGAAATACGGTCCAGCTTCTTGTTAAAGCCATAAGTTTTGCGGCAAACAGCATGCGCTACCTTCGCCTGGTTACGGGTGAGGTTAGCGCCGATCAGCTCTTCGTACAGCTCATTAGCCAGCCGTGTATAACCGTCATCGGTATCGGCCATGCGTAGCTCCCCATGCTCTTTGTGAGCACGAAAATGGATAATTTCAGCGGTATTACTCATGCCCTGACCTCTCGCGCTTTACCTGCTCCAGCAGCTGGCGCAACTGGCGTCCGACTTCAGGGGAATACTGGCGCACTAACTCTTCGCGCGCCATGTCTTTATGTACAGTAGTTTCCTGTTGCGGTTTCCGGCGTTTTTGTCGCATAATTGACCTCGCTTCCCAAAAGCAACGCTGTACGCGACTGGACAGTTCCCGCTGTTCAGTCGCCCTTTCCCACCTCAATGAAATACTTCTCGAAGTACCATTTCGGCACACAGCACAGATGTTCGTAATCAGGCCGCATGAAGATGACCCTACGTTCCTGCCTGTCGTAACTGATGATGCGCACGATAACGCCGCGCTTGTCCCGAAAGCGCTTGTCGGTTTCAACAAACCTTTCATCCACCAGCGCCCCCCTCTTTCAAACGAATGTGCTCAAGCATCGATAAGAGAGTTCGCGCCTCTTCACCAGTCAAGATCACGTTTTGCTCGCAACCCGGCGCCGCTATGCACCCCTCTGGCAAACCCAGCTGGTGAATCATTCGGCATGCCAGTTGGCAGATGCGGATCTTCTGACGACTGAGACCAGAAGGATGAATCCCCATATCGAGCGCCAGGGCCTTATTACCTTGAGTGATTGCCTCACGGTGAAAAAAGCTCTCCAGCGTTTCCGGCTTGCAGTTAACACGTACCGAATTGCTCGAAATTGCAGACGATTCCATTTATTTTCTTCCTTTAAGTCAGTGAATTAAGATGCAGAAAGCTCAGGCCAGATCCGTTCCCAGTCATCCGGCCGCAGTTCTCTGCGCGTAACTGCTTTGTTTGTAGCCTGCTCAATTTCAACGCACCGAGCAGGTGAAATAGGACTGCGACCAGAAGCCATTTGAGAGAGGAACGAACTTGATACGCCCAAAGCGGTTGCTAATTTCTTTGCTTCGCCACGTTCTAATGCATCAATGTAATTTTTAAGATCCATAGGACACCTCATTTTTTGTTGGAGTTTATTAAACACTAAACTTAACGTCAAGCATTTGCTTGTTTAGTTATTACTAATCAAAATGGCGAAATGAACATTACTGACAATCGGCGAATGCGCCTTAAAGCGTGGTTTTCCAATAAGACGCTTCCCACAAATGAGAAAAGCTACCTATCCCAGTTGATGGGAGGGAAAGCCTCGTTTGGGGAAAAAGCTGCGCGGAGGATTGAGGCTTCTTATGGCATGCCATCGGGTTATCTCGATGAGGAAGCTGATAGCCCTGAGACACCGTATGCGAACGTGGTTTATAAGGGACCGAATCAACCTAAAGGGAAATTTCCGGTGATCAGCTGGGTTAGTGCTGGCGAATGGGCAGAGGCCATTGAGCCTTATCATCGCAAAAGTATTGATAGATGGTATGAAACTACCGTGGATTGCTCAGAATACTCATTCTGGCTAGAGGTGAAGGGCGATTCTATGACATCTCCAGTAGGATTGAGTATCCCAGAGGGGATGATGATTCTTGTCGATCCAGAGGTTGAGGCAATAAGCGGTAAGCTTGTTGTTGCTAAATTAGACTCAGAAAATGAAGCAACTTTCAAAAAACTCGTAATGGATGCAGGCCGAAAGTTTCTTAAACCCCTTAACCCTCAATACCCGCTGATGGAGATCGACGGCAACTGCCGTATCATTGGCGTTGTCGTTGATGCAAAAATAACCAACCTTCCTTAAAACACACCAGCTTCGGCTGGTGTTTTACTCTTCCTGCCTAAATTAAAAAAATAAATTCACTTAACTTTTAATTAGTTAATGGTTAACTTCGTCTTTATGTTTAGCGTTTACTTGACGTAGTTGTTTATAGTTTAATAAACTTCTAATCACAGCACGACGCAGCCCACCGCAGACCGCTGTTCTGCTCTTTAACAAGTGAACATGTAATCACCGCGCTGGTGGCTGAGAGGCCCGAACTCAGCACCCTGGCATTCCCTGACCTCACGGGGTAAAGGCATCCCAGGCATGCGGCGGACAGTGCGGTGATTCAGTTTTTTTTGATCTGCGTGAGATAGCAGGCGCAGCATCAAAACGAACTGGTCAGTAAGTTTTTCGCCTCACCAGGGCAAGCCCAGACGATATCTGAGTGGCTTAAAAAACAGATGGGAGCCGGTGGAAGCCCGGCACTAATTCGACTTAGCTGCCCGGCTGGCAATCCTACTGCCGTTAACACAGCTTTCCATGCATGAGAGGCTAACTGCATGGCGCGGATTCGACGCGTAGTACAGGTGTAACCCGCAACACGAAGTTCGAGTGACGTCCGTCTGGTAAGTGGCTAAGGCCTGCAACTGGATGAAACGCCAAGGGTGACAGCCGGAGAGACGGCACACAACAGGGTAGAGCATTTGGAGGCGCACCATTAAGCCGGCGAAGAGTGCTCTATCCGTTGTGGTGAATTGCAGTCCATCGAGACAACCAGAAGATCAGCGTCTGGCGCCACAACCCATCATTGCTGTGGAGTCTTTAGCCCCCGCCTCGGGGGCATTTTTTTGACTTCTTTCAGCCTTTCGAGGTTTCCATGAATTTCATCCCAAAACTGACCCGGCAGCGCATCAGCGAACTGCCCGAGGGAACGCCGATCCGTATCGGTAGCCGCATCGTCATTTTCGACGGCTGCACCATTGAGCCGAATTACAAGGGTGAGGATGAAACCTTTGTTTATTACATCGATGCGAATGGCCAGCGGGAACGCCATTTCGAATGGCTGTTACTCGATTCAGGAACCGAATTCATTGAATCAGAACTGTGCGAATACTGCGCCCGGTTCCGGCACCCCACGGACATAAAGAAAGTTGCTATCAGGTTCTGGAACCGCAGCGAGGTCCGTTCATTCTGCAGCGATAAAGGCTGCGCAAACCTATACCAGCAAACAATCCGCGTCCCGGCTGCGCGCCAGGGCAAACCAAGGAGACGTATCTCATGAGCCCTTTAGATCGCCTGCAGTTTAAACATCGCCTGACGGGCGCTGATTTCCACCCAAAGCCACGTCACTGGCTGACGCCGCTGCTTATCGCACTGTGTGTGGTGGCGGGAATGTGCCTGTTATGACATTGACAACTATCCCTACTGAATTCGCCATTAACGAGGCCATGCGTTCGCTGGCGCTGAGTACCATCCTGGCGCTGTGCGAGCAAAATCAAATCAGTCCGGCAGATCTGGAAATGCTGGCCCACCAGCTGGCCCAGCGTGAAGCAAACGCGGACGCTAAATCAGGAGCTTTGAATGTCCACCATCATTCGCGTGATCGACACTGAAACTACCAGCTTTGAGGGTGGCGTGTGTGAACTGGCCAGCATCGACATCGTTGGTGGCAAGCTGTGTAACCCGATGAGCGATTTTGTTAAACCGCCTGAGCCGATTACCGTTGGCGCAATGGCAGTGCATCACATCACTGATGCGATGGTTGCCGATGCCCCGCCGCTCAGCGATGTAATTGACCGTTATCTGAATGCCGACGTTTATGTGGCGCACAACGCCGCGTTTGACCGGCCAAAGCTGCCACAAATAACGGCGCCGTGGATCTGCACGCTCAAGCTGGCCCGCAAGCTTTATCCGGAGCTTGAAAGCCATTCCAACCAGTATTTGCGTTATCACTTCATGCTCGATGTTGATGTGCCTGAAAACCTGCACGCGCACCGGGCGCTGTATGACTGTTACGTTACAGCGGCGCTTCTGCTACGCCTGAACCGCGACGCGCGCCTGACGATAGCGCAGATGCGTGACATTTCCGCGCGGCCTTCCCTGCTTCACACGATGCGCTTTGGCAAGCATAAGGGCAAAACCTTCGAAGAAATTGCCGGACAGGACCAGGGTTATCTCCGCTGGGCGCTGGCAAATATGGATCTGGATGAAGACCAGAAATTTACCATGCAACATTATCTGGAGGGCTGATATGGGCATTCCGGTTCTTATTCTGGGTGATTCAGGTTCTGGCAAATCAGCCAGCCTGATGCACCTGAACCCCGACGATGGTTTTCTGGTTAACCCGGAAAACAAACGTCTCCCGTTTAAATCCAGTGGCTGGAAGCCTCGCGACTTCACCGCCAAAACCGGCAATGTGTTTTTTACTGATGTGCCAGGCGACATTGTGTTGATCATCACCCACGCCCGCCGCGCCGGTAAGAAATTCGTTGTGGTTGACGATTTTCAGTATGTGATGGGTAACCAGTTCATGCGGCGCCGCAGTGAAAAGTCATTCGAGAAGTTCACCGAGATCGGGGGCGGCGCATGGGACGTGATCCGGGCAGCGCAGGCAGCGGAAGACGATTTGATTGTTTATTTCCTCGCTCACACGGAAGAGACACCAGCCGGCCGAATCAAAATGAAGACGATCGGCAAAATGCTGGACGAAAAAATCACAGTTGAGGGGATGTTCAGTATTGCCCTGCGTACCGGCGTGACTGACGGGCGCTATTACTTCACCACCCAGTCGGACGGAACGGACCCGGTTAAATCCCCGATCGGCCTGTTCGACCAATTCCAGATTGATAACGACCTGAACGCTGTTGATACGGCGATCCGGGACTATTACGAACTTAATGACGGAGTAACCGCATAATGCAGCAGCCAATTTTCACCTTTGACCCAGAATCAGCCAAGGCATCAGGCCCGGGCGGCGCATCTGAAACAGGCGCCTATACAGGCACTATCCGCAGCGCTGTGTTCACAAGCGGGCGTGATTCACAGTCCCAATCCATGGAGTTCTCCCTTGATTCGGATGTGGGCTCGATCAACTACCTTCGCGTGTCATACATCGGCCGCGATGGAAATCCGCTTAAAGGCGGTACCGCGATGATTAACGCAATTATGGGGCTGACCCAAACCAAGCAGCTATTTTCAACTGAGGTTCAGGGCGAAAACGGTCCGGAATATCACTGTAAGGATCTGGAAGGTAAGCCGATCGGCTTTGTTCTGCAAAAAGTTTTGTACACCAAAGAAAATGGCGGCGATGGTTACAAATTCGAAATCCGTCAGGCATTTGGCACTAAGACACGCAAGACGTACAAAGAAGCAATGGAGAATCTTCCAGCTGAAGCCATAGAGAAATTGCTTTCAGTGCTTGCCGATCGCGATGAAAGACAGCCACAAACCCATCAGACCATGAGCGGCATGGGCGCAAGCAATCAACGTTCTATGCTGGGCGGCAACCAGCATACTGCAACTGGAAACAACAATTCACGTCTTGCCCAGGCCACTGGAGGTGGACGAAACAATAATCCGCCGCCTGACTTCGACGACGATATCCCGTTCTAGGATGTACAAAAAACAATCTGAATTTTGATTGCCGTTCACCATAACCGCCTGCATCTGAGGCGGTTTTTTTATGAGATTTTACTATGTCATGGATAACCACTCAGTCGGGCAAGCATTTCGATTACACCAATGTGACAGCGGATGCTATCTGCATTGAAGACATCGCCTGCGCCCTTTCCAATATCTGCCGCTTCACCGGCCACGTGCAGGACTTTTACAGCGTGGCACAGCACTCCGTTCACGTCAGCTACCTGGTAGAACCTGAGTTCGCGCTCGAAGCACTGTTGCACGATGCCGCCGAGGCATACTGCAGCGACATTAATTCGCAGCTTAAGCAATTGCTGCCTGATTACTGCCTCATGATCAAGTCGGTTGAGGGAGCCATAGTGGATAAATTCGGCTTACCCCACGAAATGAGCGCCCCGGTTAAGAATGCGCATCTGGTCATGCTCGCGACCGAACGCCGCGACCTTGATTTAGACGATGGCAAACGTTGGCCCATGCTGGATGGTGTTGAAGCAGATACCACATTCATTATCGCCCCGCTAAACCCACGACAGGCACGTGTGCTTTTCCTTCAACGTTACAACGATTTGAAAGGTAAGGACGGTGAATAATGGAAGAGAAAAAATTTTGCTATCGCTACGTCGAAGGCAACGATAACCAGGGACGCCCTATCGTCATGCTGTGGGAAAACGTGATACTGCGCGAGACCGAAAAAACCTTTTGGCACACCTGGGACCTGCCTCATATGTCGATCGAGCAGATGAGAACGTATCGCAGTAAACCCGGTGACAAGCAGGTTAAACGGTGCCTTAAACATGCCGCCCGTTCTGGATACCACCTGTCGAAAGAAGAAGCGATGCGGGCATTCATTTACCGCAAAACTTACCAGCTAAACCGCATTCGCCTGACTGCCGAAACGGTCGAAATGTGCCTGAAAGGACTGAGCATCGCCGGACATATTCAGGATGGAAAAGTGCTGAGCGCGCCGGGCGATTCCCGATTCCTTGCCAGTGAATCCCCTGGGCCAGTTGCTTCCGAATATAGCTGGGGGGAATGGTAATGGTCAAAATCAAACATCCAGTTATCCGTTATCACGGCGGCAAATTTCGCTTAGCGTCATGGATAACGAGTCACTTTCCGTCTCATCGTTGTTATGTTGAACCCTTTGGCGGCGCTGCCTCGGTTCTGTTGAAAAAAGAACCTAGTGAAGCAGAGGTTTATAATGATCTTGATGGTGAAATAGTTAATCTTTTCAGAGTCCTTCGTGATTCAAGCAATAGTACAAAGCTTATTGAGTCATGTGCGCTTACGCCCTATTCACGTGAAGAATTTTATAACGCATATCAGCCGTCAGATGATCCTGTGGAAAGAGCCAGGCGAACTATAGTTCGCGCTGCGATGGGTTTTGGCAGTGCAGGAGCAACAAAGGGCTGTACAGGTTTTCGACTGGATACGAAACGGAATAGTGCTACCGCTCAAGCTATCTTTGCAAGGCAACCAGACAACCTCGTTGCCGTAGCAAGCCGTTTCTCTGGTGTACTCGTTGAAAACCGCGATGCAATTCAATGTATGAAAGATCATGACACTGAAAGCACTCTGCACTTTGTGGATCCGCCATATATGCATGAAACGCGTGTCAAAGTTGCAAAAAACAGTGCCTACCGTTTTGAATTAACAAGCGCCGAACATATCAATTTGCTTTCCTTCCTTAAATCGCTAAGCGGAAAAGTAATACTTTGCGGTTATGACACAGAAATATACAACGACTTACTCTCGAGCTGGAAGCGTGTAAGCCGCTCCACTTCTGCGAATGGTCACTCCGGTTCAGTGCAAAGAATTGAATGTCTGTGGCTTAATCCAGCTGCTCAACAGAAGAAGGAGCGCACAGCATGACTGAGAAATTTTCGCTAAACCTAGCAGTGCGAAAACTCTGCCGCAAAAACGGCCTTTCTATCCACCAGTTGGCGATCAACTGTGGCGACAAACAGCGTGCAGTTTACCAAAACATAAACCTTGACTCGCCCAGCATCGCGACCTGTGAAAAATATGCTGATGCGCTGGGCGTGTCGCTGGTGGAACTGGTAAGTGCGGGCTATGTGAAACCACCAGCAAATAAGGAATCGCTATGCTGATCGGCTTCGTCCTTATCATTTCCTCTGTACTGCCAGTCCCTGTAAGCGAAGACATCTATCCAACCCTAGCAGCATGCGAACACGTTAAAGAACAGTTGCTTAAAAGAGAGCCGATTTCTCAACTTGAATGTGCGGAAGTCAGGCGCTAGATTACTGTATAAATAAACAGTAATTTGGTGGTATGTATGCGCAGGTTTGTCAGCGGCGGTTTAACCTTCTATTTTCTGGATCAGGGTGACACTGAGCCAAACTTAGGCAAGGAATATCTCTACATTCCTGGGTACATGATAAAACCTGTCGATGCTGGCTGGATGGCATTAATCCTCAGTTGCGATGAAAGGCTGTGGCAACCCATCAGCGACCGCTTGTTTGCTTCAGAGAATGAAGCGTTTAATTTCGCATATGACCATTTTTCTGTTGAGCAGAGTAAAACAGAGCGGCTTCTCCCTGGATGGAAAAGTGTCTGATTAACCCTAAATCGCGAACGCGGTTTTTTTATCCCCCTATCCCAATGAAAACAAAATTCCTCGCGCACTACGCGCGGCACAAACCCCTGTATGACGTATCCGTTTCTGGATACGTCTGGATCCTGATGCTCATGGCAATGTTTTGCCTTGAGCTTTATCTCCAGTGAGGTGAGCTAATGCAGACTCAGTCACCTGAGGGAAAGCCTACTGGAACGGCCGGCAGGTCACCTGCTGCTGTTCCGCCTATGATTTCCCGCATCGCTTTAGCGGTGGCCGATGCAATGGCTACCAGATGGCAAAAAACTGCTTTGAAAATCGTCTCCGTTGCCTGAACTGCATTTGCCTTCATGAAGGCGGCTGCGACGTAGTGAACGAAACCGAAACTCCCGCCGAATGCCCGCACGTAGTGGACTTTTGCTCTTACTACCAGATTGATTTATCCAGAAAATTCAAACGCTGATTTGAGGTATCCCACGTATGGAACCAATCCAACTATCGCCATATTGCCTGGCGCTTGAAACTTTGCGCGCCCAGCCTACCCACCAGCTAAAACAGATTGGCGATCAGTGGCGTTCGCCTGATCGTCTCTGGTGGGGAATAAATTCGATGTTTGGTCCGTTCGTGCTGGACCTTTTCGCCGATGAGAGTAATGCCAAATGCGAGGCGTATTACAGCGCCGAAGATAACGCACTTTCGCAGAACTGGTCTGAACGTCTGGCAGAGCTAAACGGCGCAGCCTACGCTAACCCACCCTATTCCCGCGCCTCGCAGCACGACGGGCAGTACATTACCGGCATGCGCCAGATAATGGCCCATACGCTGGCAATGCGTGAAGCTGGCGGTCGCTTCGTCTTTCTGATTAAAGCGGCGACTGGCGAAGTCTGGTGGCCAGAGGATGCCGACCATATCGCATTCATTCGGGGACGAATCAGTTTTGACCTGCCCGCATGGTACCGGCCAGAGGAAGGCCAGCCCAGTGAATCGTCTGCCGGATTCGGTGCTGCTATCGCGGTTTTCGATAAGGCCTGGCGGGGTCCTAAGTTCGATTACATCAGTCGAGATCAACTTGAAGCACGCGGCGCCACGTTTATTAATCAAATCGAGCGAGCCGCGCAACGTCTGACGCCTCGAAATATTCCGGTCCCCATCCCAGAGTCAGAGAATGATGTCTGGCCAGCCGAAGTACAGCTGTTAGCCGATCAACTGCCAGGCCTTAAATCACTCGCTACCGAGCACCAGCGCAAGGTCATGCATCACATGAACCGCATGCTGCTGGAGCGCCAGCCCTCAACAGAAATCATTGCTGCAGCGCAGTCGCTGACGGCCACTTTCGGAGAACAAACCCTGTGAGAGAAATCATTGTCGATAATTTTGCCGGGGGCGGCGGAGCCAGCACCGGCATTGAAATGGCAACCGGCCGCAGTGTCGATATCGCCATTAACCATGATCCAAACGCGATCGCCATGCACACCACCAACCACCCTGACACGCTTCATTACTGTGAGTCTGTGTTCGACATTGACCCGGTGGCAGCGACCGCAGGCGCACCAGTCGGCCTGGCATGGTTTTCACCAGACTGCCGCCATTTCAGCAAAGCCAAAGGAAGTAAGCCGGTTAAAAAAGAAATACGCGGTCTTGCCTGGATAGTAGTCAGGTGGGCACTGGCAAAGCGGCCCCGCGTTATCATGCTTGAGAACGTCGAAGAATTTAAAACCTGGGGGCCACTGTTACCCGCAGAGGAAAGACCGGATCCGGCCCGCGCAGGTGAAACCTTTGCCGCGTTCGTCGGCATGCTGAGTAAAGGCGTTCCAGCTGATCACCCTGCGCTGGACGAGGTATGCGACTTCCTGCAAATCGGCCGGCACAGTGCTGACGCGCAAAAACTGGTTAAAGGTCTGGGCTATGCGGTTGAATTCCGCGAGTTACGGGCCTGCGATTTCGGCGCGCCAACCATCCGCAAACGCTTCTTTATGGTCATGCGCTGTGACGGGGAACCAGTAACTTGGCCGGAGCCGTCACACGGTGATCCGAAAAGCCTGGCCGTCCAGTCCGGACACCTCAAGCCATGGCGCACAGCTGCCGAGTGTATCGACTGGTCTATCCCCTGCCCGAGCATATTTGGACGCAGTAAGCCGCTGGCAGAAAACACGATGAAACGGATTGCGCGCGGCATCCAGCGATTCGTTCTAGATAACCCGACGCCATTTATCGTGAAGTGCAATCACACCACCAGCAAAGGAGGCTATGATTGCTTTCGCGGACAGTCGCTGCACGACCCGCTCCAGACAATTACGCGCAAACATGGCTATGCGGTGGTCACGCCGCATCTGACTAAATTCCGCACTGGCGCTACAGGACAGGAACTTACAGAGCCGGTACCGACCATTACGGCTGGAACCTATAAACGGCCTGGCGGCAATGGTCATGCGCTGGGCATGGTAATAACTCACCTGACACCATTTATCATTGGTGCAGGTGGCCCGAAATACTCTGCTAAACCCCGGCCTACAGACCAGCCGATGAATACTGTGGTTAACACAAATCACTCCTGCCTGATAACGCCAGTGGTTATAAGACAGTTTGGAAAAAGCACCGGCCATTCTGTTGATTCACCATCAGGCACAGTGACAGCTAGCGGCGGAGGTAAAAGCGCTCTGGTTTGTCCGACCTTAATTCAGATGGGATACGGGGAAAGAGTTGGACAGGCACCACGCGTACTGAATCTGGGTAAACCTGTCGGAACGGTCACCGCGGGCGGCAATAAATTTGCGCTCGTTTCGGCGTTTATGGCTAAACACTTCGGCGGCAACTATACCGGCCCCGGCGCCGCGGTTGATGGGCCAGCGCATACCGTCACCACCACGGATCATCATGCTCTGGTTACAGCTAACATCATGGTTAATAACACGGGCCACCCGGGCGGCTCCGTTGAGGAACCCGCTCACACCGTGACTACCGGAAATCACCATGCTGTCGTCACATCCAACCTGATTAAATTTCGCGGCACCAATACGGGCCAGAAAACTGACAGCCCGGCGCACACCATCACGGCAAACGGTAATCACCTGGGCGAGGTTCGGGCGTTCCTGATGAAGTATTACGGGAATGAAAAAGGCGGCGTAGGCTTGGACGAACCGCTGGGAACGGTGACAACAAACGATCGCTTTGGTCTGGTCACGGTCGATGGCACCGATTATCAGATTGTCGATATCGGCATGCGTATGCTCCAGCCGCATGAGCTCTATGCTGCACAGGGCTTCCCTTCCTGGTATGTAATTGATCGGGATTATCGCGGTACCAAATATGCCAAAGATAAACAGGTTGCCCGATGTGGCAACGCCGTTCCCCCGCCCTTCGCTGAGGCTCTCGTAAGGGCTAATTTGCCGGAAATGTGTTCGCCTCTTTCACAGGAGAAAATCGCATGAATCTTCACTGCGTGCCTATTTCAACGTACTGCCAGAACACTGGCGAATCCATCGAAGCCATTAACAAAAGGATACAAAGGAAGATCTGGAGGGAGGGCGTACACGTATTAAAAGTGGACGGCGTCCGTGAACGCTGGATTGATCTTGATGAGGTGAACAGATGGGCAAGAAACAGCAGGGATCCGCTTTACCGCGCGGAATAACCGTGCGGCAACACAAAACCGGAGACACACTTCAACTGACATTCACTTATAAAGGGGTTCTGTGCCGTGAGCCCCTTTCAGGAATGGAAGTTAACCCACGCAATATTAAATACGCTGAGAGGTACCTGGGGGAAATACAAAACCGGATCGCTACGGGGGAATTTCACTACCTGAGTTATTTCCCCCGCTCCAAAAAAGCGGCTCTTTTCGGTCATGAAAAAAAGAAAAAGACGGTGAAGGACTATCTTGAAGAGTATCTGGTGATCTGCGAAAACCGGAATCTCTCACCATCCACCATGGACGGTTATCGCAAATGCCTGCGCGCGCTCAGTGAGCTACACAAAATCTGTGTAACCGACCTGACGCCATCAGCACTGAAACACTGGGTGGCCAGCAGAAAAACCAAACTGAAGACCATCCGTAACCGGCTGTCATTTTTGCGCAGCGCCATCGATGAAGCCGTTACAGATGGCCTGATACCGGATAACCCTGTTGCCCATATCAGCGCATCACGTTATTTCTCTGTCGAGTCCGGCAATACAGAAGAGTACGAGGTGGACCCGTTCACGCCAGACGAGATACGGATCATCTATCTGAACTGCAAATACCTTCAGTGGAAAACCACGTTTCAGTTTGCATTCAATACCGGCGTCCGGCCATCAGAACTGTGCGCGCTGAAATGGGCAGACATCGACTTTCAAAAACGTACTGCTTTTGTTCAGAACGCCATTGTTGAAGGCATTTTCAAAGGTACTAAAACCAAATCAGGCACCCGCAAAATTGAGCTTAATGACGAGGCAATCCAGGCACTGAACGAACAGAAGCAATTCACGCTGATGAAGAGTGAATTTGTATTTGAGGATCCGAGCAATGGCCAGCCCTGGTCTGGCTCCGGCGACATTCGACAGAAAGCGTGGCGCCACATCATGAGGGCATCAAAAATCAGGTACCGCAACCCCTACCAGACGAGGCACACGTTCGCGACGATGCATATAAGCGCGGGCGTTAATCTGTTCTGGCTGTGTAAGCAGATGGGCCATAAGGGACCGGATATGCTGTTCAGGAACTACGGCTCTTACCTGGCAGACTATGACGGGAACCTTTCGCGGCCCGGACTGAAGTCAGGCAGCGAATAAACGGTTATGGAAAAGAAAATGCACGTAGAATGCACGTGGGAAAATGGGAAATGAAAAATGCTATTTATTACAATATATTGCGGCGGTTTATTCGCGGGTTCGAATCCCCCTCTCACCGCCACATTCAAAGAAGAGTCCAGACTAACCTCTGGACTTTTTTTTTGCATATTCTGCGCCGAGGGGGATGAGAAGCCCCGACCGGGGTTCGACAAAACGGCCCGCCGTTTTGCATGGCCGTCAGGCCACCCGAAGGGCGAGCGCAGCGAGTGAATCCCCCTCTCACCGCCACATTCAAAGAAGAGCCTGAACTCACGTTCAGGCTTTTTTTTACATATTCTCCGCCGAGGGGGATGAGAAGCCCCGACCGGGGTTCGACAAAACGGCCCGCCGTTTTGCATGGCCGTCAGGCCACCCGAAGGGCGAGCGCAGCGAGTGAATCCCCCTCTCACCGCCACATTCAAAGAAGAGTCCAGACTAACCTCTGGACTTTTTTTTTGCATATTCTGCGCCGAGGGGGATGAGAAGCCCCGACCGGGGTTCGACAAAACGGCCCGCCGTTTTGCATGGCCGTCAGGCCACCCGAAGGGCGAGCGCAGCGAGTGAATCCCCCTCTCACCGCCACATTCAAAGAAGAGCCTGAACTCACGTTCAGGCTTTTTTTTACATATTCTCCGCCGAGGGGGATGAGAAGCCCCGACCGGGGTTCGGCGTCTAGATACCTTCAT